AACGACCTGCTGTATAAGCTGCATGACCTGTACCTTGACCTACAAGATATAAGTATTGGTCTGCTACAATATCTCCACCAGCTACCATAGTACCTGCTGAAGCTGCACCTGCATTTATAATTTGTGTTTCTGTTAAATCACCAATAGCTGTGTCATTAACACCTGTGCCTTCAGTAGCAGAATATAAATCTATATCTGTACCACCGCCTGCAGGAGTTTCAACACAAGTCATTGTGACTCCGAAAACTGTTCCTTGGTTAGCTGTTGTTACTTGACCTATGTAAGCAACTCCATCGCCATCTTTACCAATGATGTCACCTGCTGTGCCACCATCTCTTAAACCTGTTAAATCAATCATAAGTGTTGTTTTAACAATGTTTACATTTGTATCTGTATCGCTTTTAAAACGCTCTACTTGAGTTACATAAACTGCTGCTGTGCCTTCTATACCAGCACTACCAACAGCTTCTACAGACATTTTATTGCCACTAGTAATTGTTATTGCACCAGTTGAAGCATTTTTTGAAATAGTTTCAAATCCATTTTCAGACCTGACTGGTCCATTAAAAGTTGTGTTAGCCATAATTTTCTCCTAAAAGAAATAATCTATCATCTCGGCAAGTGTCTGCTAGGTCAGTTGATAGACAAATTAATAAAATACCTAGATTTATAATATACCATAAAAAAAAGGGGAGCGTATGCTCCCCTTAACAGTTCTTACGAACTACCTGGTGAACCAAAGATACCTAGTGGGTCAGATACACCGAAAGAATATCTTTCTCTCGCTTTATATCTAACATTACCAGTATCGAAGTCTCCATCCATAGTAGTAGTCATAGGAGCTCTAACAAAATGCTTCATTCCATCTGGAACATCAGTAGTGATAAAGAAAGCATTAGTATCAGTTAAATAATGATTAACTGAATAACCTTCTGGAATCACTCCATTAGTTTTCACTGCATTTATGTCATTGTCAGCAGTTCCTACTCTGTAGTCACTTTGTAACAATCTAGTTGCTACAAACTGCAAGTCAGAAGGAATAATAAGCTTCCTAGCTTTTGCTGCAATTTTTAGACCTCTCTCATCAGTCCATTTGCCGATTTGGATGATTGCATCTTCTAAAGATGTTTCATTTAAATCTGCTCCTGTTGATGGTCTATTACTATTGGTGCCACCATTTACAAGTGGGTGAGCTGTGCTGAATAAAGAACACCATCACCTGAAGAAAAGGCAGTTGAGAATCCATTGTTTAATGGATAAGCTGCTTTAACTTGCTTTGTATATGACATTGCACGAGCCAATGCTTTAGTATATCTAGCTGATACAGATACATAGAGGTTATCCTCCATAGCTTCTTCTGTAATGCTGAATCCTAAACCAATAGTTTCATGCGTATATCTAGCGACAAAAGATTCTTGTGCAGTATCATAATTGATAGCTGAACCTTCATCTTTGACTGGAGCTGCTCCAAAACCAGATAACTTCAATTCTTCTTCAAAACTTCTTTCAGAATTTTCAGTTACATAGATTTCTTCGTGCTCGTTTTCATAACGATTATATTCTTCTCCGAATAATGCGTTAAGACCAGGTAAGAGTTGTTTTAACTCGTTAGCTCTTGAAATAGCTGCCATAATTTACTCCTTAACCTATACCTGTTGTATTTAACAACTGGTGTCCAACATTAAACATTACTAGTACATCAGTATAAGTATCACCAACTGCACTATCTGGTCCATCTACAAAGTCAACGACTTTAAGTGGTAGTGTGTTGGTGGTATTTGCTGTACTACCATCGACTGCGTTTTTACTTGTACCTATTGCTGTACTTCCTGCAGTTTGCACAACAGCACAGTTCTTGCCAAGGTCGTCTTGTCCAAGAGATTCGTCTGATTGCATTTGCATTAATACGAAAGGGTCAGTAGCAACATACGCAACAATATCATCCGCAGCAGTTGATGCTGGGAAATATTGATTTGGTGTGAATTGCCCTGTAGAAGGGTCAGTGTAAGCACATCCAAGGAAAACACCAATAGGTGTTAAAGTTGCAGTACCAGTATCTTTTTGGATAGTGGTATTAGGGTTATCGTCACCCCACTTTACGAAATCACCAAAGAATATGGATGTACCATATGCATTTTTAATTTTGTAATGTGTAACTTTACCTTGATAAGGGCTTCCAACAACAGTTCCGCAAGGTCTTGCTCCCATGGGAGTTGCACTTGATGACATAATTGTCTCCTTATAAAATAATTATAAAATAAGAAACTATGAATCTTTACCAAATGTTGTTCGTGATTTTCTTTCAAAAACTTGTTTGGTAGCCATTCTAGAATCTTGGTCTTTAAAATATGTGTTATCTACCGATTCCAGTTGAGACTCTGCTAAATTATTAAAGTATTCATCTCTAGCTTTCGCTTTTTCTTCTGGCATCTTACATAACAGTTGCCCACCAATTTCAACATTACCTTTAACTGACCACTCTGAATTATGGTCCATCATATGAATTTGTAGTTCTGGATGGTCCTCTAATCTACAGGGTTGCCATCCTTCTCTAAATTTTCTAGACACATTAGGATTATCAGATTGACCTAAAAGGCTTGTTCTAATATACCTAAATATCCATCCTTTTTGAGGTGTCGGATTAGGTAAGTTCGATGGGTTTTCCCAGCTTTGTATACGCTGGCTAGCCTCTCGGCTTTCTATTTCCCTAGGGGTACGCTCTTGTGCTTGCTCTTCGCTAGCAGTATTAAGTTCTTTATTATCTTTATCAGACATATTAAGACTCCTTTAATAGTTGGTTTGCATACTGCTCTGGAGTTATATTAAGACGCTTTGCGAGGGCGACTTGACTCTGAGTCAGATGGATTTTGCGAGGTGGTTTACCGCTATTCCTCGTGGCGGGTGCAACAGGATTCATTACCTGTCGTTTTGGGGTATCTTCAACTACTTCTGTTTCACTAGAAGCTACATTTTGGACACCGAAAAAATTTGGATATTCATTATGCATATACTTATCTACTTCTGCATAATATTGTTGAGAATCTTTTTCAGGTAATATACCTTGATTACGAAGTCTCTTATCAATAGTTAAAGCATAAGAGGTCATTTCTTGGTGTTCTGGTACTGTACTCATAAACCAAGGATTTTTGTTTGACCAATTATCCATGTCTGGGTCAGATTGTTTTTGAATCTGAGGCTGTTCTTGTACTGGCTCTACATATTGTGATGCTATTTGTTGTTGCATCTGTTGTGCATAAGTGCCAGCTTGTTGTTCAGCTAAAGTTGCTTGTGCTAATTCTGCTTGAGCACCAGCCATTACATCAGCATCACCTTCTTCATATGCTTTTTTAAATTTTTGTTGTGCGTTATATTTTGCCCATTGTGCATTATTAAGTGCTTGTTGGTTTAAAACATCTCCGCCTTGAGTAACTACACTTTGTAGTCTTTCATTCTCTGACATTAAATTCTTTAATACCTTTGTAGCTTCCTGAGACTCTCTTAGAGCCTGTTCTTTAGCTCTACGCTCTTCATGGTATTCATATTTAATTTTGCTTATTCTGTCGCCAGCTCTTTTACTGTAGTCTGCAATCTCTTTATCAACTGTATCATCATCAACAGGTGCTTCATTTGTTTCTACTTTTGCTGGTCTTATATCTTCAGCAGGTCTTTCATCTATGACTTCAACTTCTACTTCACTTACTGGTGATGTGTTTATTTCACTTGCTACACCAAAAAATTTATCTTCTGAAGATTGTTCTGAAACTGGTTGTGCGTTTGTATCAATTACTTGTTCAATGCTCTCACTCATGCTCTTACTACTCCTGTTGGGTCATCGACTACTGCTTCCACAGTATCATCGTTAATTAAACGAAACTCTTTACCATACATTTTCATGCGAGTGCCTGAATAAGCTCTAAATATTACCCAGTCACCTTCTTTGCACCAAGGTCCTGTTGGGAACCTTTTTTCATCACCATAAGCTTCAGTTCCTAGTTTTAGAACGAAACCACATATATTTGAAGTTTCTTCATCGACAACTGTTTGTGTAGCTTTAATGATTCCGCCATCTGTCTTTTCTTGAGCTTGTGGCATTGCAACAAGTATTTTCCAGCCTTTAGGTTGAGGTAACTGACTTTTAACTTCGTCACTAACTTCTGGCTTTTTAACACTATCTGGTTTTGGTATATTTACTTTTTTTTCAGTCATATATTTTGCACGACTTTTAGGTGTCGAGTTCCTATTCTTTAAGGTGTTGTTCTTTCCAATCAAGAACTTCACGCTCTGCAAGGGCTAAACCCTCGATTATTCCTGTCATTTTCTTATATTCAGCAAAGTCTTTACAACTTCCTGTTGAGATATGGTCAGAACATTCATTCATTATAGTTCTTAACTTTTTAGTTAAAAATCTAGAAAGTGATTGCTCATTGATATCATTACTCATTCAGATTGATATCTTTGACTAAATCTTTAGCAATGTCAAGTCCTAATTTGTAATCTTGTGTAGATTGTTTTTCTTTATCTGCTTCTTTACTTAGCAAATCGCTAGCAATACGCTGTCCTACATTTAGACCAGTAGCTTCTTGTTGTGCTTTTATTCTAGCTTCTTCTAATTCTTTATTAGTTTTTAACCTAGCAGCATCAATCATTATTTTAGATTCATCTATTTGTTGTTTATTAGCTACTTGCTTTTCTTTAATCTCTAGTTCTTTTTGTTTAGCTAGTATGATTGGGTCTTGTGCTTGTTCTTGTATTCTAGCTTGCTCTGCTTGTGCAGCATTTGTAGAAGCTACTCGTTTAGCTGCTTCAGCAACTAATGTAGATATACGCTTCTCTACATCTGCTGGTAAAGGTTCTCCTACTGGAGGTAACTCTATACCCATTTCTCTTTCAACTTGGTCCCTAAACTGTAATGCAAGATGTTGCATAATATAATCTGAACCAGCACTTTGTATAACTTGAGCATTTGGACTCTGTTGTACTTTTGCTTGTATGCTTGGGTCTTGCTGTGCAGAAGTAAGTGTTTGTATATGAGCTTCATGGTCTTGGAACTCATATGCTTGTACTGGCTTACCAGTAATAATATTTTGTACTGCTGTAACTGGGTCAACTGCTGGCACATCTTCTTGTGGAGGTACAATAGTATCTACATCTTTAATGCCTAATACTTCAAGCATTTGTCTATGTAGCTGTGCTAAGTCATATAACTGAGGTGCTTGTTGAGCTAATTGCATTGCAGCTTGATATTGCATAATTCTTTGAGCCATAGTTGCTGCATTTGGGTCAGATACTGGAAGTACATCTACTCTATTGTCAAAGTCTTGTACTTTAATTTGCTGACCTTCTTCTACTTCGTAAGGATAATTAGGTTCTGTAAAGTCCTTAATTACATTTACAAGTATTTCAAATTCTCTTTTCATTGCAGCATGAAGTCTTGCTTGAACAGCACTCATTACTTTCATGTTTCTTTCTAGTAATGCTAGAGTTGTTCCAACAGGTGCCTGACTATTCATGTCAGATGTTTTCATTTCAGCTATGCTTGCAAACTTCTTGCCTTCTTCTACTATGTTTTGTAGTAAAGAAAATAATGTAGGTGAAGGTTCTTTATAAGGTAAAAATGTAATATTGTCTCTGATAGCACCACCTGGTACATCTACATCTCTAAACTCACCTGGCATTATAGGACTATCATCACCTTTAATACGCAAACCTCTGGCTTTCAAACCACCTGGCAGATTGCTTAAAGTACCTGCATCTACTAATTGCCTTAGTATAGATGTAGCTGATTTAGCTAATCCACCAATCATATGTATCAAACCAAAGCCATAAAAACCTAGTCCTGGTAAATATTGATAATGAACAAAATGCATCCTTCTTAACTTAGCCTTGTCATCTTCGTAATAGTTTCTTCTAATACTAAGAATAATGCCTGAAGGATTATCTATTGTTACTACATAAGGTAATGCGATACCTGTATCTTCACCATTTTCATCTTTATCCTCAAACCCTTTAAGGTCTAAGTCTACTTGCATTTCTAATATAGTATGGCGTGTATCGTAGCTATAACTCTCTGATTCACCAGTCATCTCATTATATTTCTTAGTAATATCTGATGATGTGGGTGTTGCATCTGGTAATTCTATATCTCTGTAGAATCCACTAACCTGCATCTTTCTGATGTCATTAGTAGACTTCTTCATTACATGAGTAGCTCTTTCACAAGTTTCTAAATCACTTGCACCATAATTAACTACAACATCTTCTGCTGGTACAAAGATACCACTAGGTCTGTTTAGTGTTGGGTCAAAGTAAATCTTTCTAAATGCTGAACCTGCTAATGGTAATGAAAACAGCATCTTTTCTGTTTCAGTACGATATTCAGTCATTTCATATGTAAGTAAATAGTTAAGATAATCTTGAACTCTTTGACTTTGTTTTTCTTTTGTTGAATCTATTGGTCCTATTATCTTTGTTCTTACTGGACCTGCTGCTGGAAATATCTCTGATATTGCCTGCGATTGAAATTTAATTACTGCTTCACTAAGCATTGGATGGAATACGCCACAAGCTCCTGCCCAAGGTGTAGTTCTATCTTCAATCTTTAATCCTAACTGGTCTAAACCTTTTACATAAGTTTCTTCCCAATCAGCTCTTGATTCTTTATCTGCATTGAAAGCACCCATAAGTTCGTTACCTATGGAGGTTAATTCATCTTCTTTTATAAACTCTACAAGGTTTGAATCAAAACTTTCTGCTTGC